GCAGCAAGAGCCTTGACATAAGCCTCCCTCTCCGACCGACTTGCACCCTCCGGTGGCTTCTTGAAACTCATCTCTGCACCTTGTCAATCAAGTAGTAACCAACCCCGATCAGGGCGGTCAGCACGAAGGCAATCGCCGCCCCGTACTTCACATTAAGCATGAACTCCTGCTGGCGCAGGCGATGCTCACGGTCTTTCTTCTCGCGCTCCTTCTTCAGGCGGATGCGCTCCATGATCATTTCGTTGTAAACATTCTCACCGTAGTGAGCGATGATCAAGATCTTGAGTTCGTATTCCTGCTTCATCAGCGCCTGCTTGTGCATCGTGATCTGCAAGGCTTCTTGCTCGACCGAGCCGTCATGCAGGAGGCGTTTAAAGACGGACGGCTTCTTGTTGGCCTTCTCGTTGGCAAGGCGGTTGAAGTCCCCGAAGGCCCCATACCACTTGCCGATCTGACCGGCTACATCTTGGATCTCGCGGCCAGTGGCGACAAGTTTCTTGACGGCCCCGAAAGCAGCATTCGCCGCCGATACTGCCGCGAGAATGCCGGTAATTGGCTCCATACACCTTACTTCGCTCCCTTGACCATCTTCTCGCGTTCTTCAAGCAAACGAACCTTCACTTGGAGTTCATTGATGTGCGCCATCAACTGTTCCTTCTGTATGGCTCGGCGCTCGGCGCTGATGGGGCTGTCCGTGGGGATGCCCTCTTTGGTGATCAGGGCAGGCATCTGCCCTTCGATCTTGGTCAGACGCTCAGAGAAGGACGCCACCTGTCCAAGCAGCCACGCAAGCGCGGCCACCACGATGGGGATGACCGCCTTCAGAACATCTGACCAAGCCATGCTTTACCCCTGCGCAGGAGCCGGTGCAGGAGTCGGTGTCGGATCAACCCAGTTAAGATTGGTAGTCCATGCGGCGCCATCAAACAGATACTTGCCAAATTTCCATTCTTCGGGGGCCGGCACGTTGACGTGCAGTTCTACATTTTCTGTATTGCAGTCGCAGACGTAATAGTCGTGCCCGTCAAACATGGGATTCTCTGGATTACCAACACGCATCATGTCAGCCCGAATATCCACAGGCACATGATCGGGGAAGATATACAAAGATTCGTTTGTTCCTTTTTGGACGACAACTTTCATGGGTTAACCTTTCACTAGGATGCTAGTTGCACTGAGCGGGATGCCGCCATACGCGGTGGGTAGGCTCGGCCCGACACCCAACAAACCATTTCCGTTGACATAAGAAGCGCGGCCTGTTGTGAGTCCCGACTGAGACGTGTTGGTGCCGCCAGCCGTGGTGATGGTTGCTGTGGCGCCGTTGGCATAGGTGCCCGCACTGAAGCCAATAAAGTTTGTGGCCGTCAGGTTTCCAGAGAAGTTGACAATCATCGACCCCAGCATACCGCCGGAACCAAAAGTAGTTGCGGGAGTGTAGTTGAACGGCGCAACCGCCCCTCGCGCAAGCTGCGGGGCAGTCACAGGAGCGGAGCCAGATGATTGCGTAACATTAAATATCTGCGCTCCAGAACTGCACAAAGTAGTCGTTGTACCCGAAGTCGTTACCGTCACAGATATTAGATAACCGTTGTTATTTGGAGTCACGCTATTCCACCCAGCGTTGACTATCAAAATCACACACTGACCTGATGGACTGTATATAGCACACCGACTACTTGGGCTAGCGACCGTATTAACCCCCGTGTTAATACTGAGCGCAGTACCTAGCGTAGCCGTTGGAATGTTACTGCTTACAGCTACCGTAAATGAAGTGGCCGCCCAACCACTAAAGATTTGATTGCGGTAGTAAGTAGCAACAAAAGCATTTGCAGCGGGGTTCCATGCTATGGCGTATGCTGTATCACCTGTAGCACTTGTTGTTAAACTACTAGCCGTACCAGTTGGAAAGACTCCAGTTGTAGTAATGTTAAACGTGACGGCATAAATACTACCGCCGTTCTGATCTCTCATGACCGTAGCCAACACAGACGCATTGTCGGTAGTACACCAAAGGCCGGTACCGTCGGATTGACTGACCATGTAGTCTAAAAATGTAACAGCCGTAAACGAACCTATTGCCACATACGAAAGCGTGTTGCTGGTTCTGCTAAATGTCCGCACGTAAGGCGTATATGCGGTTCCCGTTACTGCGCCACTAAGATCTTGCCCAATAAAAGCCCACCGATTTGGTGTGGGTAAGTAGCGGACAGCAAAAGCGCGCTGGCCCGAAGGGCCAAAAGTGGGTAGCTGCGTTACCCCACTCCAAGTAATTAAATTTGTAGAACTGCTGTAAGTTCCAACTACATACGAAGCCCCTGATGGGCCGGCAAGGCTAACTACAAATACTCCGTTGCCTTCAGTGTCGATAGTTATCGGGTAAGCTGCATCAGCATTTACTGACGTGGATATTCTCTGAATCACCCACGTAAACCCTGAACCATCAGTATTTGGCGTACCAATTACGCAGATAGGGTTGGTTCTAGCAAATCCTGACTCGTTCAAAATAGTTACGCCCACTACGCGATCAATAGAGGCGTCGTACGACCAGGACAGGCAACTATTAGTGTTGGCGTTTAAGGTCGCCAGATTCAGGGGGAATTGCAACGGCCCAGACTGGAGCACGTTATTAGGCGAACCCGATACTGCGCTAACAGTACCGTTACTGTTAATCACGACGGGGTTACCCGCAGTAATCGCACCAGATGCTGTGGCGGTGATGGAGCCGCCAGACGGAGTAGGAGCTTGGCTGACCCAGGTCGTACCGTTGGAAGTCAGCACGTTGCCGTTGGTGCCGGGGGCAACTGCCTGGAAAGCAGAAGTGCCGTTACCCAGCATGACGTTGTTGGCCGTGTAGCTGGTTCCGCTCAGAGTCAGATTGCCCGACGAAGTTACGGTGCCGCTAAGCGTCAAACCGTTTGCAGACCCTGTACCGCCCACCGAGGTGACTGTGCCGCTGTTGTTTGCAGCGATCGTGATTGAGCCTGCACCGTTCGTGATGGTGATGCCCGAGCCCTGAGTCAGCGTTGCGCGGGTGAAGCCCGTGCCGTTGCCGATGTTGAGTTGACCGTTAAGAGGGGTCGATGACAGACCCGTACCGCCGTTGGCAACACCGACAACACCCGTGACGTTAGCTGCATTGCCGCTGATATTCCCAGACACCTGAGAACCCGGCAGGCTCAACGCACTGAGCGTGGTCAGCGTAGAGTTGCTGGACGCTGTGATGTTGGCCGCCGTACCCGTGGTGTTCTGGTTCAGCGTCGGAACGTCCGCAGCCGCAATAGCGCGGAAAGTCGGCGCGCCAGCAACGCCGTTGGGAGCCGCCAAGAAGAAGTTGGCCGTCTTGGAACCGTACGGGTTGAGCGTGTCGCCGTAGGCCGAGTTCAGGCTAATGGTCGGAGCAGTGCCGCCGCTAGAAGCCACCGGGGCCGTAGCACCTACGGACGTCACCGTACCACCCGAGCCGGTCGCCGAGATGGTGATGCTGCCGTTGCCGTTGGTAATCGTGACGCCTGAGCCTGCGGTCAGGGTGGACTTGCTGAGCGTATTACCTACGGTGTTACCGATCAGCAGTTGGCCGTCTGTATAGGAGGTCTGGCCTGTGCCGCCTGCGCCCACGCTCAAGGTGCCAAAAGTCGGAGCGCCAGAGCCGCCACTGAGCAGCGGCTGGCCAGAAGTGCCCGCTGTGTTAAAGGCGTAGGCCGAGCCTGTGCCGTAGGCAATCGTGCCCGCCGTGGGTGTGGCCGTGCCGTTTGTGCCGCCGTTGGCAATTGGCAGCGTGCCGCTGACATGCGTCGTCAGACCAATCTTGCCGTATGACGGAGCAACCCCCACACCACCGGAGATCAGCGCGTTGCCGGTGGCCACATCAGCAAGTTTGCTCAGGGTGGTGGTGCCGGAGGCAAACAGGATGTCACCCACCGTATAAGAGGACTGGCCAGTACCGCCGTTGGCAGCAGCCAGAATGCCGCTTATCTTGGACGCATCGTCCGTGGCGACCAGTTCAAAGTCCGTGCCGTTCCAGGCAATCAGGGCGCTGCGTGCTGCGGCAACCGTCACACCCGTGGTGGCTGCACCCTTGACCGTTACCGTCTGGTTGGTCGAGGTATTGTTCAGAACCAGATATACCTTGCTGGCCGACGGCACCGTGACCGTCAGAGCACTTGCCGGGTTACCCGTGCAGTTGATGATCTGGTACTGAGCGGAGCCCGTGGCTCCCGCACCCGCCTGCGTCAGCGAAGAGCCGTTGGTGACGGACAGCGTGACTGCCGTCTGGCTTCCGCTAATAGTCTGAGCGCCAGCAACAGCGGCATCAACATACTGCGTGATGTACTGGTTGACTGTGTCGCCCCAGGTGCCTGAGAGTTCCCCGGTGACCGGCAGGGCCAAACCCAGGAGGGAGGTATATGAGGTGGGCATTTAATGCTCCTATTCCGTTGGAATCAAAGTCCATCCGTCTGCATCAGCGGTATCCACCAATGTCCAGCCAGAAGACTGAGAGTTGTTGATATTCTGCCAGTCGGCAGTTTCGCTGTCATCAATCAGTGACCAGTAGAAAACCCCCGGGCTTCCAACCTGCCCAAGCGCCTGACAGCCGGTGACAGCCACAAGCCGCTCACCCATACTGACGCTACCAACCGCCCCGGAAGCCGAGACTCCGGTTATGGCTTGTTCAATCAGGCGGACCACGTTGCCAACTTGACCAGAGGCAGAAACTCCAGTCAAAGCAACCGTGACGTTTACACCAGGGGCGCTGACTTGGCCTGCGGCTTCAACGCCCGTAATTGCGATGGTATTGGTCGGCGTTACGGTACCGGCAGACCCCGTGGCGGATACCCCAGTGATGGGTTGGTTGATCAGGCGGACGACATCGCCAACCTGACCGCTTGCCTGAACACCTGTCAATGCGACGGTGCGGGAGTTGCCGTTCGTTCCTGCCTGACCATTTGCGCTAACGCCGGTCAGTGCAATCGTGACGCTGTTGGTAACCGTGCCGACCGATCCAGAAGCAGAAACGCTTGAGAGCGGATATAGATGCGGGCCTACGCCCATCGTGCCCACGGAGCCGTAGGCAATGACGCCGTCCTCGGCGGGAGCGTTTGTTTCGGTTACATCGCCGACTACGCCAGAAGCACTGACCCCCGTGAGCGCCACGGTACGAGCGCCCATTGAGATGGTGCCAACTGCGCCGTTGGCCTGAACACCAGTCAGGTCGGCTGACTGAACCACCTCGGCGATAACTGTGCCTACAGCACCAGCGGCAGAAACACCGCTCAGAGCAACAGTGCGGGAATTGCCAACGGTGCCTGCGTAACCGTCAGCGTGGACTTCTTGAATTTCCGGGGTGACGTTCTCGTCTACGCCGCCCGGAGTGCCAAACGCAATGACAGAGGTAAGGCCGACTGCATTGGTTTCAGTAACGCTCCCCGCTAGGCCAGATGCAGTGACGCCTGTGAGCGCAACCGTGCGTGCGCCTAGAGTTACAGAGCCAACTGCACCGGACGCAGAAACGCCCGAAAGAGCAACAGTGGTTGTTGGAGATGCAGTGCCAACGAAGCCCGAAGCGAGGACGCTATCCTCTGTGGGGCTGTTGGTTTCAGTAACTGTGCCGACAGTACCGGACGCAGCAACGCCCGTGAGCGCGATATTGCGCCCATTGACGGCGATAGACCCCGGAGTCCCGGTGGCGGCAACGCCCGATAGGGCGACGGTAACCGAACGCCCTACAGAACCAACGGCACCGGAGGCAGCAACACCCGACAGGGTTTCACCAAGACCACCCCAAGCGCCGCTACCCCAGGTGCCACTACCCCATGCGGTAGGCACAACCCGGCTCCTTCAGTAGAGCCGAATTAGGTCGTCGCCAAACGCAGCAGCGCAGTCGAAGTGGTGTTCGACGGCATCGTCAGGGTGAACGTGCCTGCGGTCACAGTCTGCGAACCGAAGGTATGCACGCTGACAGCCTTGTTGCTCTGGGTAGAGTTATAGATCAACACCGCATCGAACGCCGTAGACAGCGTGACGTTGGTATAGGTCAAGCTAGCCGAAGGCGTCCAGTAGCCTGTGCCTGCCGTGGCCGAGGTGTTGCTCGACAACGGGGCCGTCGCGTTGGTCACCGTCACACCGCCTGCGGTGTAGTTCGTGCCAGTCACTTCACCCGTGGTGCTGTACACCGTGGTGCTCGCGTTCACCGTGGCAGAAGCCAGATAAAGCGCGGCCTTGAACGTGTCAGCCGTAGAGGCTGCACGGATCGGGGCGGTGCCGAAGTTATGCGTAGCGGTCATCACTTCGCCAAGAAACGAGGTGCACATTGATTGGGTATTGGGCATTTCAGGCTCCTTTCGTTAACCAAATGACGCGGCTTCCGCGCCGGCAAAAGCGGGCATCTTTTTCAACGTGACGTGAACCGAACGATGCACAAGTTCACCTTCGTGCCAATACTCGACCCAGGTCGTGTACTCGTTGTCATTGTCAACGACACCTTCTTTTTTCTCAAGAAGGGATTCATCCATGTCACCCTTGGTCGTAAAAATGGTGCCCATTTAAGTGATCCTTATCAGTGCTGCATCGGGGTTGTTGGGAGGGAGCTGAATTTGAAAACTCTGGCTCAACACGGTTTGATCGATGCCAAAGTTTAGAACAGCAATTGACTTGTTCGCCTTGGATGCGTTGTAGATCAGCGCGCCACGGGTCGAAAACGTGGCCGCAATCCAGGTCGGATTGTCAAACGATGCATATGCGATTCCGTTGCTCAAATTGACGGAGACATTGACCAGAACCTCCCCGCCTGCAACATACCCGGGCCCCGAAATCTCCTCCACAGAGGTGTAGGCCAACGTGTCAGGGCCCAAGACAGCCGACGCTGTGTACAGCGCAATCTTGAGAGTGTCTGTCTCAAGATCATGCTGGCCCAGCAAAAGCTGCTCCTTGAAACTGCTGGTCAAGCCTGCGGTAATCACGTCACTGCACCTTCAACTTGACCTGGCCATCACGGTAGGCATCGCCACGCTGCTTGGCGTCGCCCAGGTTCTTCAAGAGCGCCATGGCCTCCAGATACTTCTGGTTGTACAGCGCCATCATGTCCGCCTCGCCCTTCATGTAGGTGTAGGCCTCAACCAAGGAGCCGTAAAGAAGCGCGGAGTCAAAGTTGTCCCCAAGCCAGCTTGTGCCCGCATCAACAATCGATGTGGGATAGTAATAGTAGTGCAGCTCCACGCCATAGTTGGCGTTGGGCGTGGGGCCCAAAATGAAGGACAGTTCGTTGGTGATCGTCGCCCCATTCACGGTGGGACCAAAGATGGCGTAGTACTTTGGCAGACCCGTGTAGGTCGGCGAGGGGTACACCTGCCGAATAAAGTTGACGTCCTTGTTCTGCAGGTAGGTGTAGTTGCCTTGCGCGTCAATCACGGCCAGCGAATACGTGGACAAGTAATCATCGGGCGCGGACAAGTACTTGTTACCGCTGGAGGTGGTGCCCACCATGTTTTTGCGGAGGTTGGCAAGCTGAACCGTGTTGTAGATGCGCTGCTCAGCTTGCTTGACAAACACCGGGATCTGCGTCGCAAACGAAGGGTCCTGATTTTCGGTGTAAGCGATGATCGCCGCAGTGAGTTGAGCGTAGTTCATGTGATGCTCGTCCGAACCGATCCAAGGATTGCATCTGCCCACAGTGGTTTTGCGTACGGCATCGGCAGCATGCCGATGCTGGCAAATGATGTATCCACGGTGAACCCCACGAACACCGTCACGCCCATTTTCGCCTCAGGGCGAGGTTGATACAAGGCCTGCGGCTCGGTAATTGTCCGCTTGGGCTCCAACTGCGGGTGCTTAGGCTCGTAGCACTCATCGCAGACCTTGAAGCCCTTCCAGTCCTTGATCAGAGTGTTGAGCTTATAGCGCTGCCCGCACTGGTCGCACAGCGCAATTGCAAACTTGCCTGATGCGTACCCAGCACCCATTCCTTACCTCGTGGTGTAGGTCGGAACAGCGAAGTAGCTGGACCGCTCCCGGTCTTCAGCCGCGGCCCGAGCAAATTCCTCTTCGTAGAACTGCTTCAGGATACCGATGCGATCCGGAGCTTTCTTGATGGCCAGGTAGTACGCAGCCCCCGCAATCAGCGCCGGCAGGAAACGAAAAGACACGTCCGCCGTGTTGGTGAACGCCCCCGTGTCCTGAATCCGGCGGATGGCGTAGTAGCGGAAGATGTACGACGTCGTGGCATCCGGAGCAGGGTACAAAAACAGTTTGGCCGGGACCGTGCGCTGCACAAAGTACTGCGCCGGCCGTGACTGGGTGTTTTTGTTGGGAACGTGCAGGTACTCCGCGTAACCAATGCGATCGATCGTGATGTCCTGCTGGTTCGAGGTACCTGCGTTCGTGCGGATGACCGCGGACAGAGCGTCTACCGTGTCGTCAGGCAGCGTGTACTCGTACTGTCCTGCAACCAAGGGCACTTGCCGCTGCTCAATCGTCCACAGATTCAGGCCACGGTTGGCCCAATCAGCGAACATGAGATTGATGGACCGCAGCGCGGTCTTCATCTCATAGCCATCGCGGCCCTCTAGGCCGCAACGCTCGTACGCTTCGATGATGATGTCATCGAATTCGAGGTTAAAGGTCGCGGTCCCAGAGGTGGCCATGATTTAGTAGATGGTTGCCTTGCGAGCACGGGCAGCGCCCACGCCACGAACCTGCACAACGTCACCCTTGACAGTCTTCTTGACCTGCTCGTGCATGGTCTTGCCCTGCGGGCCGGCCGTATCCGGGCCCGAAGCAGCAATTTGGCCGCCCTTGGGGACGCCCTTCATGGCCATTCCGCCCTTGGCGAAGCCCTTCTTGGCGATGCCCTCGCCACGCCTGGCCAGGCCGCCCTTCTTGTAGTTGCCGTTCATCATTTCTTGCCGCCTTTCTTGGCTGGTTTGGACATGCCTGCCTCGCTCAAGGCGATGGCCACGGCCTGCTTACGGTTGGTCACCTTCTGGCCAGAAGAGGACTTGAGCGCCCCCGTCTTGAACTCGTGCATGACCTTTTCAACTTTGGCTGGTTTCTTAGCTGAGGGCACTTCGCTGCTCCTTCATGTAAGCATCAAGCTTTTCGTCAAGCCGATCTAGACGAGCCAAGATCCGGTTGATGTCGTTGTGAACATCCGCCCGGGTGACAAACTTTTCCGCATTCTCTTCCCTGGTCTTGCTCAACAGGATAGAGATGCGCTTGACCTCGTCCGAATGCGATTTCAGCGCCCAAACCAAGACAGCTGAAACGAAGGACAAGACCGCGTTCCATATCAGCACTTCCATTTTCTAAGGCTCTTGTTGATACGACTGTCGGGGTCATTGGCCGTCTTGGCGCTAGTCAGCTTGCTCTTCATCCCAGACATCCTGGCGCAAAAAGACTTGCGCCTTCCCGCGTCTTTCTCCGTCTTCGGATTCGGCGCGGGGGGCTTGAGGCCCGGTTTCCCAGGATTGGCGCGGTTGTAGGAGGCGCGCCCTTTGGCGTTCAAGCCCCCTTCCGGGTTCTTGCCCTCCGACCGCTGCCAAGCAGGCGACTTGGCCATGGCTCAGTACATCTTGCACTGCTTGTTACG